AGTAGATAAATGTATTTTGGTATGTTCTAATTGTCATATAGAATTACATAATTTATAAAAAAGAGAAAGTGTGGTTAAATCCTGTGGTATAGCACTCTTAAAAACGCTAAACCGATATGCTATGGTATACAAAGTGGAATAAGTAAACAGGCTTTCAACCTGTACTCCGTATGGAGTGTGCGGGTTCGAGCCCCGTCCATAGTACAAAGGATGGTATATGTAACAAAGATAGTAGGTGTTATTGTCATCCTTAATATAATATATTATCTACTAAATGTAAAAATTATCATTAATAGACAATATATTATCTATTAAATCGGCAAGTATCCACCCTGTCTGATACACAGGAGTAAGGTAACTGGTTGAAAATGTGGGTTAGACTCCCACCTTGCCGACATAAATAATTTCGGTTGCAATTTTTAAACTTGATATGAAATTATTGATATATAAAGTATGATGAAATTAATACTTATTTGTGTGCCAATTTTAATTGGAATAGGGGTTCTAATATTTATAATTCATTCAGTACAAAATGCTGATGATGCTATTGAAGATGATGATGGTAATATTATAAAATATAATAAACATAATTAACTTTTTTATATATAAGTTATGAACATATGTTCAAAAAAAATAATATAAAAATTATGCCAAACAGAGATAAAACAGGTCCTAATGGTGATGGACCAAAAACAGGTAAAAGAGGACAAACTCAACAAGGCACTCAGCAAGGTCAAGGTAGAGGGCAAGGTAGAGGGCAAGGTAAAGGTAAAAAATAAAATAATTTAAAATAATTTAAAAACTCAATATTTCATTATATTGGGTTTTTTTAATGTTAAAAACTGACAATTTTTGATAATAAGTAAAACAAGTATCAAACTGGTTTAATGAGTCTCAACGGAAGAGGATATGCACTCTCTTAAAGAAATATCAGATGATATTGTAGAAATAAAGCAATAGGATTGCAAACTCAATTGCGATATGACAGAGTGGTCGATTGTGTACGGCTCATATCCGTATTCCATTTCATGGACACGCTGGTTCGAATCCAGTTATCGCAACAACATTGGTGAATATCCACCCTGCCTGATACGCAGGAGCAAGGTAATGGACGAAAATGTGAGTTCGAATCTCACTTCACCAACAAAAATTTGGGAATTAAATTTATGGCTGTCACCAAAAAGTTTAATTAGTGGTATAGTTTAACGGTAGAACACGCAAAAGCGGAGTTCAGGTTCGAATCCTGATATCATTCAAAAATATCACTGTGAAGGTGATGTAATACATTAAACTGAAAGTTCGAACATAAGTTTAATGTAGGCGATATGGCTTAGTGGTAGAGCGTCCGTGACATGAACGGGAGATCATGGGTTCAATTCCTGTTATCGCAACAATGACTAGGTAGTATTAATGTTAAAACTTCAGACTGTTAATCTGAGAGATGTGCGTTCGAGTCGCACCCTAGTCGCAAAATAGCATCAAAGCGAATGGAAAGCAACTAGCCTGTCACGCTAGAGCATGAAAATGTGTGCGGGTTCGAGTCCCGTTGGTGCTGCAAAGAATATCAACAGCATAAAAAACAAACTACAAATTTGAAAAAAGTATATTCTGAAAATGGCTGAGTGGCGAAATAGGTTAGACGCACAGGACTTAAAATCCTGCGGTTATTGCAACCATGTGGGTTCGATTCCCACCTCGGCTACTAAAATTTTGAAAATAATTAAACTTGATATTAATTTTTTGATATATAAGATATGATGATATTAATAAAAATTTGTGTACCAATCATAATTGGAATAGTTTTTCTAATATTTATAATTCATTCAATACAAAATGCTGATGATGCCATTGAAGATGAAAATGGTGATATTATATCATATAGACGACACAAAAATGATGATTAGGCTTTAAATATTTTATATATAAATAATGAACATATGTTCATAAAAAAGGTACTGTAAAAGGTGCAGGTAAAGGTGCAGGTCGAGGTAAAATGTAGAAAAATAATCTAAATCAAAAACTCAATATTTCATTATGTTGAGTTTTTTTGTGTTCCTGTGGCGCAATAGGTTAGCGCAACACACTCAAACCCTGTTGCTCATTGCGAGCGTGTGGGTTCGACTCCCACCTCGGTTACGAAATAAACATCACATTTTTAGAACCATTACAATAAAATATATAAATTAATGATGAAAATAAATAAAGACTTATGGTATAAATATATTAAAACTTATGAATCTTTTAATAAAAAGATTCCAGATGAATTAAAAGAAATATTTAATAAAATCAGATTAATTATAGGCAACCAAAATAATACTTTTAATATTAATATAGATTTAAAAAGGTTAAATTTTTGTGATTTAATAATTAAATTAGAAGTTGATTTTGAAAAATTAAATTCTGGAATTTCTTATAAAGATAAAGATATCATATATTATTCAAATATCAACATATACGATTTGGTCACTAGTAAAGAAGTAACTACATTACCAGTTATAGTTAAAGATGTAAATTTAAATATAGATAAATTAAATTCAGTCATAAGTCATGAAATAAGACATATCTATGATATTTATACTATAAATGATGAGTCTGATATGAAATCTTTTATTCATTCATTATATTATGAAATATTGAAAGATAGTGAGAATAAAGATTTTATATATTTTTTAGAATTAGTATATTTATCATTAGAACACGAATTAATTGCAAGAAATACTATGATTTGGGAAATGTTTAGATATTGTAAAGTGTCAAAACCCGAATTATATAATTTATATCACAAATCATATATGTATAAATCTTTCGATCAATTAAAATTTTTTAATTATAATAATGTTCTAAATAATACTGATATTTTAGAAGTAAACAAATTTATAAATTATTTTGGTGGTAATATATGTGAAAATGATGATGATGTAATTATATTTTTTGAAAATTGGAATAAATATTTCATTGAGAAATCTGAAGAGTATCTTAAAGAAGGATATGAAGTCTTAGAAGATATATTGTCGATAAATGAATTTAAATATAATAAGAAATCCATTAAAAATGTAAAAGATATTTTACTTTATATTCATAATAATTATATTTTCAAAAAATAATAAGGACACAACCTATAAAGTATCATTATAAGATACTGTCAAAAACTGGCAAATTTTGATAATAAACAAAATAAGTATCAAAATTGGTTTAATAAGCCCCATTGGAGGGGATCTGCGCTGTCTAAACTATATAGATTGAGATAAGAATTGATATTTCACAGGCTGTCACTTGTGAGTGATGGATAATCTATCCTAATCTAAATAAATAGTCATAAATAAACAGGTTGTCTAACAACTACCACCACTAGCTAGGTGGACTGGAACAAGGTTACAGTAGTGTGCATAGTGTAACTGGGGAGGTTCATATCCTTCTATGACTGCAATATGCTTTGTTTATAATTTTGTTAACAAATCAAAATTAAATATCGGCAAAAAGTGAGAACTTCTAATTTAAATCATTATTGAACTTTTATATATATGTTAAAAATAATTCAATAATGGATAATAAAAGAAATTATATAGTTTACCAAATAACTAATAAAATAAATAGTAATATTTATATTGGAATTCATATCACAAAAAATATCAAAGATGGATATATGGGTTCAGGTACGAATATTGATAAGGCGATAAAGGAGTTTGGTAAAGAGAATTTTGAAAAGATAGTTCTTTGGAATTTTGATAATAAGAATGATATGTTATTAAAGGAACATGAACTAGTTAATGATATATTTGTTAATCGAAAAGATACATATAATGTTATTTTAGGTGGAGGTGGAATTAGCACCTTAGGTTTAGTTGTCGTTAAAGATAAGTTTGGTAATAAATTTACAGTTTCGGTTAAAGATAAAAGATATTTATCAGGTGAATTAATTCATATTAGTAAAGGTATGGTTGCAGTTAAAGATGAAGATGGTAATACATTTAGTGTATCAATAGATAATCCTAAATTCTTAAATGGTGAATATCAGGGAGTTTCTGTTGGTATGGTTCCAGTTAAAGATAAAGATGGTAATACATTTAGTGTATCAGTTAAAGATGAAAGGTACATTTTAGGTGAATTGGAAAGTATTTGGTTAAATAGAAAACACACAGAAAAAAGTAAGAAAAAAATTGGCGATGCTAATAGAATAAGCCAATTAGGCGAAAAAAATTCTAATTATGGTAAATGTTGGATATTTAATGAAA